GACACATCGAACAGCGAGCTGGGCGGGCGGCCCGCCTCGGTCGCCTCGTCGAATGCCTGCTCGGCGCGGGTGATCTCTTTCTTGATCGGCTTGAACGCTGCCAGTCCAGGCGCAGCGACCTCCTGCGACGGCAGCATCAGACCGGGCGGCAGCTTGTTCTTGACTTGGTAGGTCTTGCGCTGCTCAGCGGTCAGCGTGTCGAGCAGTGCGCGATCGGCAAGCTTCAGCTCGGTCGCTGCCTTGATGGTGCTTGCCGGATGCTCCGCGCCGATCGAGGTTCGCACCAGCGACGAAGGCTCCCGGCCGGTGAGGCCCAGGCTCTCGTAGAGCGTGCGCAGCTCCGGCTGCGTGATGCCCTTAGCGCTCTCCGCTGCAGCGGCGTTGATCGTCTCCGGCGAGGCGAACGTCGAACCCGGCGCGAAGCCGACGTTGCGCTCGACCGGTGCCGTCGCGCCCTCGACCGCCTTCTGCAGAGCGTTGGCGCCCCTGGGGCGCATGCGCCCGCCCGGCATCGCACCAGCGGCCGCGTTGGCGTAGTCGCCGCCACGCAGCGCGTCCTCGACGCCCAGGAACGAGCCCAGGCCCGGCACCGCGTCGACCAGACCGACCCCGCTCTCACCCAGGCCCGTCGTCCCCATCAGCAGCTTGGCAGCACGCTCCCGCGCCGCGCCGACGAGGCCTGTGTCCTCGCCCCGGATCCGCTGCGCGCCACGCTCGCGCGTCGTCGGCTCGTAGGAGCGCGCCTCGGCCGGCCCGCCGGCCTCCGTTCGCGGCGGCGCCTTGGGCGCGCGGAACGTGAAGCCCTGCGTGTCGTAGACGCTCGGCTGGATCGGTTCGGGCGGCGCCCGCCTGGGTGCCGGCGCGATCGCGTTCAGGTAGGCGATCAGCTCGTCATCCTCGCGCGAGCTGCCGCCACCAGGGCCCTCCGGGAAACCGGACCAGGGCGGTCGGACGATAATCTTAGGGATGCCGCCCTCTGGCATCACATAGTCGTCCTGCCTAGCGACGCTGCCCATGCCCCACCAGTCATTGCTCATGGCAAGAAACTCCCTCCACCATCGCCGCGCGGCTGCGCCATCTTGATCTGTGCCATGGCGCGCGCGTCAGCCGATTTCGCCGCCTGCTCGTTGGCCTTCACCATCGCCATGCGCTCGGCGGCCTCGGCCTTGGCGCGCACTGCCTGCACCTCAGCGTCCTTCTTGATCATGTCGCCCTGGTGCGCCTCGCGATCGTGGATGGCCTTCTGATTGAGCTGCTGCCCCTTGACGTCCTCCTCATTCCGCTTGGCGTTCAGCCGCGCCAGCTCGATGCGCTCCTGACTCTCAATCTTGGCCTTGCCCTCGGCGTCACGCTGCTTAATCTCGGCCGCCTTGAGCGCGGTGTCGGCCTTGTCGCGCTCCTTCTGGCGATCGATCTTCATCTGCTCGATCTCCTTGGCAACCTTAGCCGTCGCGGTCTGCGGATCATCTTTCGGCGGCGCCTCGCCCTTCATCTTCATCTGCTCGATCAGATCGTCGATCGCGCCGTCGAGCGAGCGGCCGGCGCGGAATGGCGCCACCGAGAACTTCAGCAGCTCGCCGCAGAACTCCGCGGTCTTGGGCTCGGCCGAGATCATCTGCGCGAGCTGCGGCAGCAGCGACCCGAGCACGCCGACGAACTCGCCGCGGCGCTGCTTCTCCGCGTTCTCGTCGATCATGATCGTGCTGTCAGTCGCGATGTCGAGCACGAATGACTTGGCGCGCTGGCTCTTGAAGAAGTACAGCACCTGCTCGATCGTCGGCCGCGCCATGATCTTCTTGATGGCGTCCTGGCCGTGCTGCAGCAGCTGCTGACCCTGCTGCATGATCATCATCGCCTGCTCGGGCTTCTGCTGCGCCATCTGCTGGACTTGCGGGATCTGCTGCGCCTTTTGCATCGCGAGCTGCTGGTTGCCGAGCTGCTGCTGCAGCTGCTCGACCTGCTGCTTCTGCATCGCCTGCGTCGGCAGCTGCGTCTGGCTCATCTCGATGATCGTCACCGGCGAGAACTTCTCGGTGATGATCTCACACGCCAGCTCGACGAGATCGCGCGCGATGCGCACCATCTCGGCCTGCTTGTCGCGGATCCTGGTCGAACCGAATTGCGATTTGAGCTGCTGCGCGCCGAGCGTCTCGCGCGCGTCAGTCGAGCCGCGCATGATGTCGCTCAGTCCAATGATCTGGTAGATGTCGTCGATCACCTGCTTGCGCAGCGCGACCAGCGCCGTGATGGTCTGCGCGATCGCCTCGATCGGCAGCCAGATGATCACCTCCTTAGTGCCGCCGAACGCCGCCCAGTTGGCGATCGGGATCAGCATGCGGCCGGGCGTGTTGGTCGACACCGCAGTCTGGATCGCCTCCGCCAGCTCGGCGCCGCCTGACGGGTAGAACCCCTTCACCTCCAGCGCCTCGCTCAGCGCGTGGATCCGGCGCGTCAGCAGGTCGACCTCGGCGAGCTGGTCGTTGTACTGCAGGACATCCGGCACCGGCACCAGTGAGCCGCGTTGCAGCGTGCCATAGGCCGGCCGCGGGCACGGGAAGAAGCCCTGCAGGTCGAGGTGCGGGTCGTCCTCGTCGAGGATCTTGTCGACGCCCGGCGACACCCACAGCACGCGACGCTCAGTCCGGTGCCAGACCTCCCAGAACTTCGCGCGCTCGCGACTGTCGGCGCCGCCGATATCGTTAGCGTCACGGTTCACCCGATACTCGGCGTCCTGGTACGCCTTGCCTGAGTGCTTGGAGAAGCGCTTGCGCGCCTCGCTGCGCGTCAGATAGCTCGCAGCCGCGACCCAGGTCACCTCGGCCCAGTTGCGCGAGATGCTGTGCAGGAAGTCACGCCTGTCCTTGAAGTCGAAGCAGACCTTCTCGTGGTCGTAGTGGCTGCGGCCCTTCTTGCCCTCATAGCGCACCCAGGGAACGCCGCGGCCGATCAGCGCGAGATCATCGCGGATCAGCTTCATCAGGTCGTCGATGTGCCCGAGATCGAACGTGACGATCGCGCAGCGCTCCATCACCTCGCTGGCTGCTTGGTAGACGGGGCGTCTGTCCTTGAACTTTGGCACCACCACCGGCACCGGCGCCTTGGCGTAGATGCTCGGCTTGATCACCTCGCAGTTCGCCCAGAACATCTGAAACTCTTTGTCGACGCGCTTGCCGGCGAGCCGCGACAGGCTGGCGTAGTGTCGATCGATCTTGTCGCAGTGATTGTTCCAGTCCTCGAACGCGCCCTCGCTTTCCTCCAGGAGGTTTAGCCACGCCTTCGACTTGCGCGGTTCGACTGCGGGATTGTAGTCCTCATCCTCGTGCCGCAGATCTTCCTCGATCGGCTTGCCGGGTTTATCGTCAGCCATGACGTCGATCCTCGATCGCGGTGTAGTGGTCGGTGTTAGTGCCCTCTGCCGGCACGAACCGGAACAGATAGTCGAGGCGATACTCGACGATCGCCTGCGCCGGGATCCGCGCGCCGTGCTCGCAGCGCCGCAGCCAGCGTCGCTTTGAGGTGCGCTTGCGCATCACGGGCTCCCGACGTTGAGCCAGTCGCGCTGCCGCGCGCCACCGAGCGCACCGAGCGCCTCCGCGAACCGCTTGATGCGCTTCCTGTCCCTCAGCGCAGCTGCGACCCCAGCCGCGGCCAGCTCCGTTCCGACCACGATCGGTGGCCGCTGATTGCGCAGGCGATGCACCGTCGCCTTGTCGGCAATCTGCTTGATGCGCGCGCCGCTAAGGCCGAGCCGTCGACCGATCGCCCGCAGTGTGAAGCCGGCCTCGCGCATCGCCAGCACCGTCTCACCGCGCTCCCAGGCGACCTGACTGAGCACGACTGTCTTGTCGGCAACCATGTCGCCCCACACGACGCGGCTGCGACGCTCGCGGTGCTCCGCCTCGGGCGTCTTGTCCCTGCGCCGCTGCGCAGCCGCCGCCGCGGCCCGCGACAGCGCCTCGTTGTAGTAGAACAGCTCCTGGTGGTTCTGCTTCAGATCCTGGAACCACTGGGCGTTCTCCTCGGCGAGCTGCTTGACCCGCTCCCGACACTCGGCGTCCCGCATCGCTACCTCGTTGCGGCGTCGGCGATCGTCGGCCTGACGCTCACGCCGGCGAGCCAGCTCCACCTGCACCTCGTCCATGTTGAGCATCCTCCGCCACAGCTCCAGCTCGACCGGTGTCATCTTAGTCATAACGCCCAAACCTCCCTCGCCCGAGAGTGACCAGCTGATGCCAGATCGCACTGAGGTAGTAGATCACAATCCCCTGCAGGCCGATCATCACGATAATGCCGATCTCCACAGCGCTCACAGTGCAATCCCTCCACGCCGCGACTCCTCCGGCGGCGGCGGTATGATGAAGCCCCTGCGCACCGGCTCCGCCGGCTTGCGCGGCGGCTGCGGTCGCCAGCTCAGTGACAGGTATCGAAACGCATCAGACGGATGCGATGTCCAGTCGTGAACTTCACTCGCGCGGAACGCTTTCTTTTCGTCGTCCCACTCACGCCGATACTGTTCGAGGGCCGAGATCCCGCCCGCTTCGCAGCGCGGATGAAAGACGCAGAGCGGGAGCGTGCGTCTGACCGCGTTAATGCCATCGTCTTTCGTAGCCCACGGCACCAGCAGCGGATTGAGGCCCATGCCCTGCATAGTCTCGACGCGCGTGCGGCCGGATCCCCACTCTTTGACCTTGGCGTCGTGCGGGACGTAATCGATGCCATGCGCCCACCCGTATTCCTGCTGCCGCTTGTCGATCTGATCGCGGTAGTGCTCGACGCCGACGCCGGACGATGAATAGCAATCGTAGATGTAGAGCTGCCCGCCGCGGACACTGTACCACCAGATCGAGGTGTCGTCCGTAACGCCGAGATCCCAGGCGCGATGCACCGGCTCGCCGGGCAATGGCTCGACCGCCTGGATGCGGTCCTCCTCGCGGACCTGCGCCATCTCGTGAGCGTAGAACGCGCCCAGGATCGAGGCCTGCCAGTCGCAGAAGTATTCCTGGCGGTACTGCGCCCGGCCAACGTCGACCCCGTAGATCGCGGTCATCTCCTTCAGCGTTTCGGCAAGAGCCTCGTCGGAGAGCGCGCCAGTGTCTTTGACGGTGAGCAGCTCGGCGAACCAGTCGGGCGATTGCTTGGCGTGCTCGAAAAGGGCCAGCGCATGATTGCGTCCTCGGGGAGTGCTGATGAACGCCGCCCAGCCGTTGTTCTCCTCGACCATTGGCCGGTGATATGCCCAGGCTGAGGGATTTGCCAGCGCGTACTCCGAGTAGACGACGCCGGCGACACCGGCGCCGACAGTGCTGTTGTAGGTATCACTGCCAATGCACTGCCATGTGCTTCCGTTGTGGAAACGGATGAACATCTCGCTTTCTGAAGTGCTCGCTCGGAGCGTATGCGGGAAAGCTTCATCGATGCGCCTCCTGCCAGTGTGCGCGTTGACCGCGGTCCAGATCGCCTTGCGGCCCTGATTGTACTCGGGCAGGCAATGCCAGTAATTGCCTGGGCGCTTCATCGCCGCGCATGCGGTGTGATGTAGCGCGATCTCATCCTTGCCGGCGCGACGATGCCAGATTGCGATCGCGCGCTTGCCGCCGGCCTGCAGATGCTCCCACAGCCGCGTCTGATGTGGCCGCGGTCGCCAGCCGTTATGCGGCAGCGCGATGTCGATCATCGCTCACCCATGAATAGGCGCGCCGAACACACGCCAGCCCAACAACAAGAACAGCACGAACAGCAGCAGTGAGTTGCCGAGCGGGCCATGCTGCGCGACAGCCGCCCAACCCCAATTCCACGCCAGCGCGAACAGCAGCCAGAGCAGCATGATCACCCAGAAGATCAGTCCGATCGACATGGCGTCCTCCCTGTTCAGTCGTCTGCCTTGTTCATGATGTCGCGCAGGTCAGCAATCTCTTTGCTCACGGTCTGCAGCGCCTTTGATGTGCGAAATGTTTCGGCGTCATCGGCCGACAGATCGCGCAGCACCATCTCGATCGCATCGAGCGCGTCAACGAAACGCCTAAACATCTCGCGTATCTGCACGCTCTTGTGCGGATCGCCGTCGCGCATCAACCCTTGTCCTCACCGTTGATGATCTGTCGGATCGTCACGCGGATATCGCCCTCGCCATCGGCGCCTGCATGCGGCTGCACTGCCTTGCCCCAGCCGCGTTCGAGCAGCAGGCCGCACGCAGTGACGCGCGCGCTCTCGCTCTTGCCATTGGTCGCGATGCCGGCGAGTGATTTCAGACACGCCGCAGTGTGGAGGCGCGCTAAAGAACGCAAATCAGCCGGAGCCTTAGCCATTTAGTCCTGTCCCCTCTCGCTGTCGCGCTCTGTCACCCGCGCGCGCGTCGCGTTGAGCAGAAACGACAGCAGCTTGTCCACGTCACGGCGCACGGCAGCAACCTCAGTGCGCAGTCGCGCGATGTCGCGCGCCAGCTCGGCCTCGGTCTGGTTGAGGTGAGCATCGAGCATGCTGGCGATCTTTCCGTAGGCCATGGGTGGAACGCCAAAAGGGCGCGCTGCGCCCGTGCTTTAGCACGAGAACATGCGCGCCCCAATGTGGCAGCGTCAAGCGGCTAGGGATCCTGGCGCTTATCCGGCCAGAGTTCGACCTCCTCACCGCCCCAACCGAACAGGAAGGTGTAGGCAGCGCTCCCCAGGAAGCTGAGGACCACAATCAGCAGCAGCTCGCACGCCATCAGTTGCACTCCGGCGTCCACGGCGGAATGACCGGGTCCCAGCCCTCCTCCAGGCAGGCGCGCAGCAGCAGCACCTCGGCCGGCCGCATCTCGGCGTCGCCCAGGATGTAGCGCCGCAGCGTGCGCTCGGAGCGCCCGATAAACCGCGCCACCGCGGCCTGCGTCAGCCCCAGCGCCTTGACCGTGCGCTCGACCTCGCGCGGCGACATCGCGCGCTTGGCCATCCAGCTCATATCCTTCTTCATCAAAAGCCTCCGTTTGTCAGGGGTTATGACCCCTTATTAGGACAACGTGACTGGGCTGTCAATCTGACTTGACAAGGGCTGTCAGGATGTCCTATCAGACGGAATGGCCCGCTAATTACCGGGTAATTACCGGGCCCAATCGAGCAACGGAGCAAACAGATGACCAACCGCTACATGAACAAGCACTACAGCGAGATCTCCCGCGGCTACCAGGACTACGGCTTCAAGGACAAGCAGGGCCGCGAAGTCGGCTACGGCTGGAGCTTCCACACGGTCACGATCGAGCTGCTGCCGGAAAGCGCCACCGGCGGCTACATCTACCGCGGCGGGCCGCTGAGCTATATCGCAGTCGACGCCTACCCCACCCGCAACGGCAAACACTACGGCGCCTCGGGCCGCGATGTGCAGGTCCAAACCATAGACGAGGCCACTGCCTGCGTCGCACGCCGCATGGCGCAGGCGCTCAAGCGCGACACCAAGAAGTTCTGCCCCTAACCAAATAGGACCGCTTGACAGCCCTGTCAGGCTGTCCTATACCTCGCCTACCAACAACGGAGCAACGACATGAACCCGAACTTCTTCCCGCACAAGCTAACGACTGCCACCTTCTTCCCGACCCGCGCGGCCGCCGCCAAGCTGGCGTCCCACATCGCTGCCGAAGACCCGCACTGGCGCTACGAGGTCAACTGTGTCGCCGACGCGCGGTTCGTGATCTCGGTCCACGAGGTCGACGTCAACGACAACCATCTTTTCCTTGGCTACCTCTAACTCGCAGCCTGATCGGCTGCGAGCCACCCTCAAACCAACGGAGCAACGCCATGAGCGAACCCACCAAGACCATCGTCACCTGGAGCGGCAAGGGCGGCGAGCTGAACCGCATCGAGATCCCCTGGAACGACGCCACCGGCGAGCGCATCGCGCGGGCCGTCATCGAGCTGATCGAGGCAGGCATGACAATGTCTGAGGGCGACACCATCACCGTAACGGAGTGCTGACATGCGCGTACAGATCCCCGCCTACACTGACCGCTGGATGATGGGCGACCGCTATGGCGAGGTCGTCAAGACCTCGCGCTACGGCAAGGTCGGCACCCGCGCGCGCCTGCTGACCGGCGCGCGCAGTGTCGACATCGAGATCGCTCACGTCCGTCTCGACAAGTCGGGCAAGACGGTTCGCGTGATCCTCAACGACTGCGTGGTCGTCTAGCTATGGCCACGCTCGTCGAGGCGGTCGCGATCGCCCTGTTCCTCGCGACCGTGCTTGTGTGGGCCGCGATCCTTACCGGGTAGCGAGAACATCAACGGCTCTTCTGGATCGGTCGCCACCTCGGCGGCCGTTTCCTTTTGTGGGGTGCTCTCCTCCGCCACTGTCGGCGTCTGGTACTTCAGCATGACCTGCAGCGCCGCATTGAAGATCGCCTCGACCTCGGCCCGACGCGCGACCGCGCGATCGCGCTCCCGGCGGTAGTCCTCGATCTCGGTGAGCAGCCGCTGATAGGCGAGGTTCAGCGCCGCCAGCTCCGTCTCGGCGCCGCGGAGCTGGTCCTGGGTCTGCCCCAGGCGCAACGAGCAGTCATCGCGCTCCTGCTGCACGCGGGCGACCGCATGCAGCCCCTCCTCGACCATGCGCCGCGTCCGCTCGTCATCGCCCGGCTCCGCGGTTTTACCGTTACCGTTCATCGCTTGCATCTCCAGCTCCGTTTATCCTGCGTCCAAACCTTTCGGAGGCGGTGCCGACCGCAGATATCGACAGGCCCCGTCTTTCGCTTCGTCCGTAGCTCCGCCTCAGTGGGCGTAGGAGCCCCGCCGAGCGGCATTGCCAAATCGGGGACAATCGTGCGCCCCTCCGGCTGCGCCGTCACCGGCGCCCAACGCTGCCCGAACACCAGCCCTCCCTCCACTGCCGGCGGCAGCGGCGCCGCCGCATAGGCCAGGAACGGCCTGGGCTGCGGCAAGGGTACCGGCGCCGGTGGATCCGGCTGCAGCAGCCGCCCGAGCACCACCACCGCCAGGGCGGGTCCGACCAGGATCGTGACCTTAGCCAGCATCGGGCTCCCTCGCTCTCGGCTGGATGTCAGCGGTCGGGAACATCCGCTTCACCGCCAGCACCTGCTTCAGCTCCGGCAGGCTCAACAGGTACGCCACCTCGTCCGGCGACATCCAGACCCAGCTCTCCCCATAATGCTCGCGCACCCACTCGTCGCTCTCGGGACGCTCGTACGAGATCAGCACGCACGTCTCGGGGCCATCTGCCCCGCCCGTCAGGAACGCGCCCGGCGCCTCCGCCCAATCCCCCAACTCGACCGCGCAGTACTCCCAGCCCCGCACCAGGGCGGCCCCCTGGTCCTCGACCTCGTCCATGGTCCCAGTCACGCAGGCCGTGTCAAACAACGACTGCTGCTCGCGCAACCGCTGCGCGAGTGAGGGGTCGCCGTTCTCCAGGCTCAGCAGCGTCCACTTGGCCTCGAACGCGGCCTTCGCGGCCGCGGTTTTGTCCGTCCAATACCTCAGCGTCCGATCGACTTTTCGTGTGCTCATTCCAGCCTCCGCAGCACTTCCGACCCCGCATGCACGCCGTGCCCCATACGCGCATGCTTTTCGTTCCCTACTTGTACCTAAGTCCTGACACGTTGTCCTATTCTAGTGATAGTTCTATAGACTGTGTAATAAGAAGTGCTGCGGTGCTGCAGAATGGAAATACACCCATCATTTCCGCGGGTTGCCCCGCAGCACCTGCGTCGAAAAGGGTGCTGCGCCATGTGCTGCGGTGCTGCGGGCGCAGCACATGCGCAGCACCTCCGCAGCACCTCCGCAGCACCTCCGCAGCACATCAGAAACGGGGCCCGTTTTCGGCGGTCTTGGACCACACTTTGTTGACGTCGCCGCGGCCTGAGGCACGCCCCACATTGCCGTTGCGGAGTTGCGGCCCCAGGTTGTGCGCCTCCCAGTAACGGAGCCCACCCTCGGTCAGCCGGTAGCCGGTAAAGTGCCGGCGCCCACCGTGGTCCGTCGCCTCATGGAACGTCGGCCCCAGGATCGGACGCAGCCGGCGAAAGAACTCTTGTGCGCCCATTGCCTTCGCGCCCTCGCCCAGCTCCTCGGCCTGCCAGCCGTGGAACGCGCAGCACAGGTCGGCGCGGTCGATCTTGGTGTTGGGTGACGGCTCCAGGGCGTCCCGCGCCCACTCCCCGACCGGGTTGTTGTCGTCCTTGAAGCGCTGGATCGCGGTACGCACGCTCTCGGGCGGGTCATAGCGGCCGCGCGTCCGCAGCCGCTCCAGACCGTCGAGCGCCCAGTTGAGGATCCCCGCCCCCTCGGCGGCCCACACATGGTCACCGATCGAGCCCTCGACCACACCGTGGTCGGCGCGGCTCTGGGCGGCCGCTGCCTCGTCAATCACGTTGGTCATGTCGACCACCAGGGAGCGATTAAAGATCGCGTCCGAGACGTCGCGCGCCCGCGGCAGCGTGTTGGCTGTCAGCAGCACCGGGATACAGAACGACGTCGACCGGGCGTTGACCTTGCCCTTGCGCCGCACGTCGATCGGCTCCCCGGTGATCACCGTCTTGAAGCGCTGCGGGTCGACCTTGTCGCCTTCGTTGATGGCGTCGTCGCGGATCCAGGCGACGGCGCCGAGCAGCGTCTGTAGCCCAAAGTCAGTGCCGATATCCTCGACTGAGGGCGACACCACGGGCCCGCCCAGGAGCGCTCGGATCACCCGCGCCAGCTCGGTCTTGCCAGTGCGCGACGGCCCGACCAGGACCAGCGCCTTGCGCTCCTCGCGGGTCAGCCGGTCGATCGCCAGCGCGGCCCCGACCCACTCCTGCAGTAGGGCAATCAGCTCGGCCGCGTCGTCGCGGTCGGAGAACATCGAGCCGAGCAGGGCCTCGAACCCGGAGCAGTCCGAGCCCGGCCGGTAGTTGGCGCCGATCCGGCGCCGGGCATAGTTCTGCGGGTGGCACGGCTCGAACGTGCCGCGGTCGATCTGTATGACACCGTTGAGGCACACGATCGTACCCGGGCCTGCCCAGGGCACGTCCCGCTGGAACAGGGCCGGGGCCTCCTTCAGGTGCTTCAAGGCAAGCGACAACGAGTTGCCTCGGGGGACGGAGCCCAGCGCCTTGAAGCCGAGCTGGATGAGCACCAGGAGATCCTGCTCGTCAGCCTCGGTGGCCTCGCGCCAGATGCCGTCCCGGTAGAGCCACATCAGGCCCTCCGTCAGCATGATGTCCTCGCCGCGGTCGCGCAGCGCATTGACCACCCCATTGGCTACCACCTCCGCGACCGACACGCCCTCCTGGGGCTTCGCCTTGGCCTTCCGCTTCGCCTTCGCGGCGCCCAGGTTGATCACGTTCTCGTCCGGCTCCCGGTCAGGGCGACCGGCCCTGGGCGGCGCCTGGGGCTCCGGCTCTGGCGGGGCCTCCGGCGGCTCCTGAGCCGGCCTGGGCGCGCTGCGCGGGGGCGGTGGGTGCTTCTCCACCCAGGTCGCGCACATGCGCTCCAGGGCCTTCTCCTCGGCCGCCCAGTCCCACTTGGCGCCATCGGCGCCGGCCGCCTGGGCGGTCGCCTCCAGCAGGATCCCAACCACCTCCTCGACCGAGTGGCCGGCGTTGAGCAGCGACGCGGAAACCGAGAGCTGCGTTGCGTGGACGTTGCCCGGGAAGGCCATGCCGGCGAGCGCCGCCTGCACGTCGATCGGCGGCTTCCAGCCCAGGATGTCGGCCGCCCGCAGGAACGGGTTGTCGGCGTCGTCGGGTGTTTCATGCGGGACACCGCCCACCGCGGCTCGAGCCGGCTTGGGCTTGCGGGCGATCACCGGGCGCGCGGTCGCGAGCCAATCCTCCAAGTCGCCCAGCTCATAGCGCGCCGCCGCGCCATCGGCGCCGGTCGCCATTGCCTCGATCGTCACCTCGATGTGCTCGCCGCCCTTGGTGTTGTGCGTGCCCGGCAGCCGCATCAGCCGCGACACCTCGCAGACCTGGGTGTCGCCGCCGACCAGATCCGCGAGCTGGCGCAGCACGCGCTCGACCCGGTCCCGCTCTGCCTGGGCGTCGGCCGGCTCCTTCAGGAACCACCATGGGTGCCAGCCGTGCCCCGACCACACCAGGATCGACGGCGGGAACGGCAGCGCCAGGAGGGCGTCGCGGGCCTCACTGCCGCTGCAGGCCACCGCCTTCAGGTCGATGTCGGTCCACAGCGCCGGGATCTCGCGCGCCGCCTCCTTCGATCGGCGCGTGCCCTCCACCGTCGACACGCACAGGAATAGCCCGCGGCCGCGCTGGTCCCACTTGCCGGCGAACCGGGCTACGACGTCGCCGTCGCGCGTGGTCACGCGCTGCTCGCGGGCCTGGGGCGTGCGCTCGTTCTGCAGGCTGCACAGGAACACCGGCAGCTCGGTGTGCTGGAACAGGGCGCGCAGGAAAGCCACACCAATGTGGGGTGGCGTCTGTTGGGGATTGCTGTTATCTGACACGGTAAGTGCCTTCTGATGTTGCTGATTAGAGGGCGCACGCGCCCGGCGCATAGGTCCGCACCTATGCGCCGGGCTTACTTGTTTTGAGACGCTAGAACCGTGCTTTGGACTTCGCGGCCGGTGCGGACTTTGCCGCCGCCTTCACCGGTTTGTGTGCCGCCTTCGCGATCGCGTCAACCGGATCCGCGTCCTCCTTGCCGAGCGTCTCCGGCAGCACCGCGAGCCCCTCAGTCACGACCGCCCGCGGCACCCATCCGACAATCTCGAACGTCGGAAACTTGATGCGCCCGAAGTCAGAGTGATTGTAGGAGCCGACGCCGATCGCGATCACCGGCCATTCGTTCGGGTGCTGGCGCGACAGCCCGCCGTACTTCTTGCACAAGAGGCCGATCGCGTTGAGCCCGCCACGGCTCGACGTTGTGAAGGTGTAGAGCCCCTCCTCGCCTTCGCCATGCTCGTCGAGAGACTTCAGCAGCAGGTAATTGCTGAATTGCCACGGGTCGCGGAGCTGGCCGGTGGCGTCAGTTTCCCACTGGTCCTTGTCCATGTCGCCCAGCTCATTGCGCCGCGGCGGCTGATAGCTCTGCGCGATCTTGCCCATGATGTGATCGGTCGGGCGGTTCTCGGACCAGCGGATCCAGCCGATCAGCAGCTCATCCATGACGGCAACGAACTGCGTGCCCTCCTCGACCTCCTCGTTGTTCTCGCCGCAGACGTAGTCGCCCTTGGTGAACTTCAGGAGCTGGCCGACGATGTTGCGCTGAGTGGTCTGCTCGCCATACGACTGAAACGGGTCGATGGCGTTGGGGCGGATGGGGGTGACGCTGGCGTTGTTGCTCTTGGTGATGTCGTTCATTGGCTTGCTTCCTTCGTTTGTGGGTCCGTAGCGGGGTATCCACTACGGGTAGACGACCGGAGAACTACACAGTGATTTGGATGACCAGCCGGTCGGTCGGGTCACCCTGTGTTGCGAATTGCGTGATGTCAACGCCCGCAAGTTTTGCTGCTTGCTGGATTGCTTTGTTGTCAAAACCGCTGCGGCCTTTGACGGACGACCACGTCAGCACGCCGGGGATCCTGCGCACGCCCTTCTCGCGCAACCGCGCCTTGATAGCGTCCTGCGCGGTGCGCAGCTCGACCTCCGCGGTGTCGCGGTTTCTCTCCAGCAGCTTGTACTCGCGCGCCATGTCGGTCATCTCCTGCGCGAACTGCGGATCCGCCTCGATGTCATCCGCGTATGGGAGATTGCGCCGCTCGATGCCGCACGGGCGCGTGAATGGGCAGTAGCGACATTCATGGCCGCCAGCGATCCAGCCCTCGGCCGCGAGATCGCCCGCGGATCGCGTGGTCATGATCAGCGACGCGCGCTCCTGCGCCGCCTCGTAGATGCTCTCGTCGAACGCGATCGTGAATTCTTTCACGTCGGACCAGAACGATGCGTCGGTGTAGCTGATCACTGCATGCGTCGGCTTGTAGCGCGTCGTCTCCTGCATCAACCCCATCTGCACATGCGTCTGGAACACGTTCTCGTTCTTGGCTTCGACGAGGTTGGTGCGGGGGTCCGCGGTCTTGCACTCGAACAACGCCGCGCGCGCGCCGGGTGCGCCGATCGCCGCGGCCTCCGTCGAGGACAGTGGTGTGACCAGCGCGTCAGGCGTTGCCGACAGGAAGTTCTTCACCAGGGTGCGCTGCTTCTTGCCGACGAACTTCAGGCGCCGCCCGAAGCGCTTCTGCATTGCCGGCACCCAGAAGTGCGTCTCGAACATGGTGCCGCGCATACGGGCGCCCCATGTCTCGATGTGCTCGGGATCCCGCGCGACGCCGCCGTGCTCGGGCCACGCCTCGTTCTTGATCCAGAAGATCTTCCTGGCGCACTGCCCGACCTCGGACGCGCCGACTGTCTGCGAGCGGTCCTCGGTGAATGGCGTCACGATCGTGCGCGCGTAGCGGTCGAGTGTGTCTGCGATGATCTTCATGTCTGCTCCGCTGACTTGGTGAAGGTGTTGATCTGCGCCCGAATGATCTCGAACGCAGTCGGCTCCTCGCCCGGCAGGCTGTCGTCGAACGGCTCCAGCCCATTCTGGATGCGCAGCCGGGAGATCCTGGCAGAGATGACGTCGAGCACGATCGCGCGCGTCTCGAATGGCGCCGCGTGCAGCCAGCTCGCGCCGGCGACGAAGTCGAGCAGCGCGTCAGGTGTCTCGATGGTCAGGCTGCGCAGCACGCGCCGCAGCGCCAGGAAGCCGGGCCGGTACGGGATTGCGAGGTGCTGCTTGATGCGCTCGCGCTTCCATCGCCGATAGGATCGCAGCTGCCGGCTCTGGTCGATCAGCTTCTTCTCCTGATCGGTCGGCACCATGGTCTGCTTGGCGGCGCGCTTCTCCGCGGCGCGCAGCTTCGCCCTGGTCGGGGAGTTGATCTGCTGCTCGGCCAGCAGCTCGAATGGATTGCTCACCGCCGGGCCCCTTTACGCAGCTGCTCGGCGAGCATGCGGCCCACTTCCTCGTTGCCGAGATACTTCTCGCCAGGGAGCATGTCCGCGGCGTCGATCACGCCGACGTCGATGTCGTCGAGGATGGCATGATCGCGCCCCGGCACCGTGATCAGGATGTCGTAGCCGGCCCAGGTAAACTCACGCTGCCCGCGAAAGTGCGCCTTGATGGGCTTGCCGTCAGCGCGCACATGCGGCCGCACGAAGTGAAAGATCCTCCGCCGCTGGCCGGTGTCGGTCGCGTAGATGTCACGGTCCTGGAAGAAGTAGGACATCTTGTGGACGTCGACATGGAACGCTGCCGACATGTTGCCCTTGGTGGCTGTGATGCGCACCATGTTGAGCTGCGTCAGGCTGTGGATCAGCACGGCTTGCAGAAACATCTCACGCAGGAAGTGCCGCGGCGTATCGCCCGCCTGCTGCGCCCACTCGACAAAGTCATCGGGGATCATCCAGCGCCTCGACGGGATCGCGTAGGACCGGCCGCGCCATTGGCCGCGCTTCTCGATCCGCCACTCCTTGCTGGTCACCAGTGAGCGCAGGATCTCGATCTGCTTACCGTCCGCGCTGATCCAGACACCGTATTCCTGTGGCACGCCCCAGCGCCGTGCGCCTTTGCCGGTCTGGAATGGCTTGTCCCACCAGACCGTCATCGCGTAGGTGTCGCCGCCACCAATGTGCTCGACGCCGGGCGGCGGGGTTTTGAACTTCGAAAAGTACATGAACTTAGGGATCCACAGCACCCGACCCGCGGGGATGCTTTTCTGCACCTCGGGCGATTGCTCGCGCTTCTCCGTCTCCGGGTCGGTGCCGTAGGCGTAGCAGCCGAACGCGGGCCGGGTGCGATGAAACCAGTCCGACAGCGGGGTCTGCCGCGTGATGTCCATGGGATCCCTTGTGGTCCCCCCGCGATCGTGCGCGTTGACGATGACGTAGGGCAGAATGGTCGCGCCGTACTGCCGATAGAGCGCATAGGAGGAAGGGTCTTTGCCGCGCATCCGTTCGAGGTAGACGAAGTAGCGCTCCAGCTGCTGCAGGATGGTGTCGCGAAAATGAAACTCGCCGTACATCTCAGCTTCTTCGTAGAGAACCTCCTCGGTATCCTCGTGGTGCTTACCGGCGATGAACAGCGAGGCATCGCTGACCACGCTGTCGTCGACCACCTCGACCGGCCTGGGCTTGGGCGCCGGGCGCGGCTTGGCCGGCTTGGGTGGCGGTAGCGTTCCCTTTGGCGTTACGAACTTGTCGTGCCGGCGGCGCCGACGCTCCAGGGCGCGCCGCGTGGCGCGGTTCGGGGAGACGCTGACAGTCTCCGGTTCTGGCGTTGTCAAGGGTGGCAACGGAGGCAACGGAGGCAACGGAGGCAACGGAGGCAACGGAGTCAACGAAGGGGCGGCCCGGCGCGCCCGAAGCCTGCCGACGAGGGCCTCGAACGACCGTCGCAGCCACGCGAATATGCTCATCGCAGCACCCCCCACCTGTCGAGCACCTCGATCGCCTCATCGAGCGAGCGCACCAGCGCATAGGGGTGGTCGAGGCGGTTGCAGATCGCCTGGAAGCCCTTCTGGGCGTCGCTCTGTCGGCCTTTCGCGGTCTTGGTTTCCATCCAGCAGCAGACGCCGCGCGGGCACATGAAGCACAGGTCGGCGACGCCGGCCTTCATGCCCTCCCGTTTCATGCGCGCGCCCATGCGCAGTGAGCGCTTGCCGGCGTTCGGGATCGCAAACCAGTGCCAGTGCCGGTGGCCCCTGGTTTCCAGGTGGCGCAGGATCTGCGCCTGGATGTCGTGCTCCTGCGCACCAGTCATCGCAGACGCAGGCGCGGGTAGCACAGCTCAGCATGCGCGACACAGTACGGCGGCTCCTGGGTTGCCGTGCCGCAGAACAGGAACGGCGGCCGCGGGCCGAACGGGTAGCGACAGCTGTCGTGTTTGAGCTGTTCGAACGTCAGCCACACCTCGCCCGGCCGCGGCCCGGCCTGGGGCGGCAGTGGGGTCGGGGGCGCAGGGTGAGCCTGCGGCTCGGCGACCTTGCGCGGTCGGCCGCGGCGGGGCGTCGTCGGTTTCTTCTCATCATCGGGCTTGGCGTTGCGCATCTTCAGATCTTCCCCCAGGCGGTGCGCTTTGCCGATCAAGGCGCTGCGCGATATCGGCACGTCGAAGTGCTTCGACATGTCATCAGCGATCCTGTGCAGCGAGGCGTCCGTCTTCAGCGCCGCACGCAGGTATTCGGTTCGATCGTCGGGCCACGGCTCCCTGCGCTTCATCAGTCCCGCCAGATCCGCTGCTGCTCCTTCGTGACGGCATGCATGTAGCGCTTGATGCGCTCGATCGTTGTCAGCGTGGGCATCGAGCCGCGCCGCAGGCGATCGATCAGGTGACCGTCGCGCGCGACGCGGCGACCAAAGCCAGTCCTGCTGGTGCCTGACTTGCGGCAGAAGGTATCGATCTCTGCGAGCAGAGCCTTAACACTGGGGTGTGGTTTCATGGTCCAACAGATTAGTGGGTTGCGGTTCACACCGCAAGGGGATACGCTTTTGCCATGAGGACAACTGTCGCAGAGAAATTAGCGCAGGCACGGCTGGTGGCCTTCCATATCCTGACGAAGCACCCCGATTGTTTGCGGGATGACGTGCCGCTCAACGAGTTGGTCGAGGACATCGCCGTCGCCATTGCCGAGAAGCCAGTGCTTACAAGCGGCGAGCCGACGATAGCGATGGCGGACGAGAACGCAAAACTGCGCGCCACGCTCCATCAAATCGCCAACTACGGCCAAGAGACGAACGAATGGGACGCCGTTGAACGATACGAGATCGTTCGGAACATGGCCCATGGGACGCTGGCCGAGACTGACCCATCCCGCCCGAAGCCAGTGCTTACAAGCGGAGAGTGATCCATGTCGCACATGACCAAGCTAGAGGGCGTGCCCGATCGCGACGACGTCAAGCCGGGCATGGCGTACTTCGCCGGCACCGGCCCATGGGACGCGACATGCGGCAAGTGCGTCCACCGCGGCTACATGGTCAACGTCTATGACCGCTGGGGCAACGTGCTGACGGTGCGTAAGACCAAAGCCTGCGTGATCTACAAGCAGCTCACTGGGCAGGTCGGTCATGTCGTCAAGCCGGAGTGGAAGGCCTGCAAGTATTTCGAACCGATCCCGCCCCCGGAGCACGGGCTATGACCGATCCCAGGCTGAAGTTTGACAGGAAGGAGCTACGCCGGCTCGCGCGGCAGCTGATCAGGAACAACGAATTCGTTGCCGCCGGGTGGCTGACGCGGGTCGCGAAAAGCGCGCCGGCCGACGCCACGCCGGGCGAGGTCTACGCCAGCCGCGCCTCGTTCTTCTGCGGCGTCGAGTGGGTGCTCAGCATGATCGACGACATGCGAAAGCAGGGAGCTAGCAAGGAAACCGTCACAGCGCTGATCCGAGCCATCTCCAACGAGATCAAGGCCTACATGCAGACCAGCGACCAGGAGGCGCCCGACATCACGACGGCCGGCGGCGAACCCCCAGGGAAGCCGCATTAGGACCGCTTGACAGGGCTGTCAGGCTGTCCTACAAGGGGGCATCAACCACGGAGCAAGCAGATGTCCAACGACTTTCAAGACGACGATCTCTCGGCCTTATTCGGCGGCACCGGCCAGCCGCGCCCGCGCCCGACCCCGCCGGCCGATTTTGTGCCGGTGCTAGAGCGCATGCACACTGAGAGCTGCCCGAAGTGCTCGGGCAGCGGCCGGTTCATCACCTACAGCGGCCGCGATCTCGGCGAGTGCTTCACCTGCAAGGGCCAGGGCGCCCGCACCTTCAAGACCTCGCGCGGTGATCGCGTCAAGGCGAAGGCCCAGCGCGAGGATCGCCAGGACCGCCAGCGGGTCGACAACGCGGCCGCGTTCGAGGCCGAGCATCCGGCGGAGTGGGATTGGCTGAAGCGCACTGCCGGTCGCTGGGATGTCGCGCTGTCGTTCATGCAGGGCATCACGAAGTACGGCTCGCTGACCGACAAGCAGATGGCGGTCGTGCGCAATGGCATGATGCGCGACGCAGCGCGCGCCGAGCGCCGCGCCGCGAGCGCGCCAGCGGTTGACGTCGCCGGCGTCGATCGCCTGAAGGCAGCGTTCGATCAGGCGATCGCGTTCTCGGCCGAGAAGGGTTTGAAGAAGTCGCCGCGCATCACGATCGGCGGCATGACCATCAAGCCGGCCAAGGCGGCGTCGAAGAACCCGGGCGCGCTGTATGTCACGAGCGGCGAGGAGTACCTCGGCAAGATCGTCGGCGCAAAGTTCTACGCGACAGCGGCCGTCACCACCGATCACGAGGCTCAACTCGCGCTGTTCCTCACTGACCCGGCGGCCGCCGCCAAGGTCTACGGCCAGGAGACTGGCACCTGCTGCGTCTGCAACGCGACGCTGCGCAGCGAGTGGCGCCTGCGCGGCATCGGGCCGGTGTGCGCTGAAAAGTTCGGCTGGTGATCAACACGGGCGGCGCGCCAATGCGCCGCCCATTTCACGGGAGGGCTGCATGCGACTATCTCATGATGTTCGGCGTCTATTAGACGGCTGTGGCGCGCCCTGGTCGGTCGTCGAGGGCAGGCGTCACTACAAGATCATCGTCAACAACAAGTTCTGCGCGATCCTGCCTAAGGGGCCTCAGGCCCGAGTGGAAAACAGGCCCGGCCGCGCTCAGCTGAACATCCTCTCGCAGATCCGCCGCGCTGCCAGGAGGGCCCAATGAGCAGCACCCGCACCTTCCCTTGCCCGTGCGGCTCGGGCTTGCGCAGCGGCTGGGCGTTCGACGCCCGTGGCATCGCGCTGTGCCGTGTCTGCAACAAGTGCCGCGATCGCAAGCTGGCGGTCTACCGGCCGGAGGTGTTGACCGATCCGAACTATGCCGCCGACGAGCCGATCGATGAAGACTGAAACAGCAGAGACGGCCATGGCACGGCTGCGCGAGCGGGCGAAGAGCAACGTGAGGCAGCGAGTTGTTACGGGTGTCGCTGTCCGCGGCTCTGTCGGGGTTAGCTATTACCCGCGCAGCCGAACCTGGGCCTATTGGATCCGCAGCGTTCGCGTCACGAAGCGTGATGCGCAGTGGCTGCTCGGAGTGGAAGTCACCGGGAGTGTCATGAATGATTGAGCTGGTACTTAGTATCATCGGAGCGGTCCTGATCATCTATGTAGGGATCCTGGTTATCGCCTTTCTCGCGGGCGCATTCATGCACGCGCTCGACTCGATCGGACAGAGAGCGGACGTGCCGCAGCCGCGCATCTATTCCGACGGCGAGGAGGGGATCCGGCAATTTCTCGCTGAGACTTATAGTCACCCGTGGCGTGACGATCGCGACGACAACTGATGGGCAAGCCACAACCTTCGGCGCCGCCGCCGCCCTACGACATATACCCAACGACACGGCGCCGGCCGGAGCCCTGGCGCGAGCCGGAGAAGCTCGGCTGGGTCGACCGCCACCCGCACTGGGCAACGCTGCTGATCGCCGCCACAGTGACGGTGATCACGGCGGCCGTCCTGCTCTGGAGCTGAGACATGGATGACAAAGACGACTGTGAGGATCTCGCGAAGCGCGCCTACGCGCTCTACCGCGAGATCAACCCCAAGGCCGCGCCCTGGAGCGCCCTGTCGACCAACGACAAGGGACTGCTGATCTGCATGGCGCATTACCTGCGGGTCGGCAGCACGAATAGGACCGCTTGACCGGACTGTCAGGGTGTCCTAACATGGCTTTGTTGATCGCACACAACGGAGCAAGACATGACTAAGAGGTTGAAGTTCGTCATCACTGACGGCGGCCGCGCCGCCGCCGGCTTCAGCGGGAGGGCAGGCGACTGTGTCGCCCGCTCGCTCGCGATCGTCACCGGTCGCCCCTACCAGGAGATCTATGATCGCCTCGCTGCGGGGACTGGCTCGCAGCGCCGCGGCAAGTACACCGGCCACCGCATCTCCTCGGCCAGCCACGGCATCAACACCGGGCGCAAATGGTTCAAGGACTACATGCGTGAGCTGGGCTTTGTGTGGGTGCCGACCATGGGCATCGGCACCGGCTGCACCGTGCACCTGCTCGCCGACGAGCTGCCTATGGGCCGGCTCGTGGTGTCGGTCAGCAAGCACTTCACCGCGGTGATCGATCGCGTCGGCTTCGACAGCCACAATCCCGACCGCGGCGGCCGGCGTTGCGTGTACGGCTACTGGAGGCTCGACCGTGGCTGAGATCGTCGGCCAGCTCGGGCCGCCCCCGAAGCGCGACCCCACTGAGCGCATGATGACGGCGCGCGAGGTGATCGCGGAGCAGAAGTTCAGGGCCTGGGTGGCTGCCGGCCGCCCGGGCTCTGGTCGGAAGAAGCGTATACTGCGCGCAGCTCGGCGCAGGACAAGACGACCATAGGGCCCGCCTCGACCTGTGGCTCTCCGTCCAGGGGCATCAGAAGGAAGCTAACTCATGTTGAGATCTCTCGCTGCGGCATTGCTGTTGGCCTTGGCAATGTCCACTCCCACGAAGGCCGTGACCATCAACGTCGGCGATGTCGGCGCCGCGGGGACGACGTCCCTGCAGGGCTTCGCTGATATCGGCCTCGGCGGCCAGACCGTCTCTGTCACCGGTCTGACTGCGTCGTTGTCCCTGGAGTACACCGGCGTCAGCAACGGCGGCTTGACCTGGAACTTCGACTACTCGATCACCAACACCTCGTTCGGCGGCACCTCGGCGAACCTGACCTCGTTCGGTTTCGCCACGACGCCGAACGTGTCCTCCGGCACCTCGACCGGATTGTTCGATACGGTCACGATCAATCCGAACTTTCCCAACGTGATGCAAGCCGGGCAGAACATCGACATCTGCTTTGCGCCCAGCACTGGGTGTCAGGGCGGCGTCGGCCTGCTCAATGGAGAGACGGCAGATGGCATGTTCACGCTGACGTTCGCGTCAGCCCTGGGCGCGATCTCGCTCGATCAGGCGTTCGTGCGCTTCCAGGATCTCACGGCTGTCTCCCCGATCTACAACGTGAGTGGATCGTCGGGCGTCGGCATCAGCAATGATGTGACGATCACCCCACTGGCGGTGCCCGGCCCCATGGTGGGCGCCGGTCTTCCTGGCCTGTTCGCGGCGGGGCTTGGGCTCATCGCCCTGGCGCGTCGCCGCCGGAGGCGCGCAGCCGTCTGACAAAGCAAACGCCCGGCGAAGGGGGCTGGAGGGCCTCGCCGGGCGTTCTTTACCAACACAACATCAACGGAGCGCCGGGAACCTAGCCCGGCGCTCTTTTTACGTCAACGATCGAGACAGCGCGCCAGGATCGCTTCGCGCCGCGCCATCGCCGCCGACACCTCGTGCAGCACATAGCCGAAGCCGGCGAGCGAAATGACGTTCACCACCAGCAAGGCAAGGATGAACGGTGACCCGCCCAGGCTGTCGATCACCTGCTTGACGATCTTAGTCACAGGATCCCCACAGGATCCCCACAGGGATCGTTACAGGATCTTCACAACCGACAGCACGCTCGCAGCCCCGGGAAAGATTGCGCACGAGCACAGGAACTTGGAGCCGGGGATGTCATCGAACGCGCCGTCGACCTTGGTCCAGGCCGACGTCAGCGGCACCGCGGCGCCACTGAAGTTGGTGACCAGGATCGTACACTGCCCGCCGATCGAGCCCGGCTGGATCGTGCCCAGGCCGTTGTTGCTGATCGTCATCATCGGACGATCGCCAGGGTCGATCACGATCGTCGCGCCTGACAGCGCGCTCAGCGCCTTGGGCACCACGCTGGCGCCGCCGGTGATGATCTGATCCTCCTGGTCGACGTAGCCCAGCTCGTAGCTGATCGCGCCCATCGACAGGCCGCCGACCTTCAGCCGGTTGTCGGCGCCCAGGCCAAAGTTGACGCCGACCGCGCCGCGCATGAACGACATGAAGGCATCCTGGCCGGCACCGCTGTTGCCTTTGACCACGATCGCCGCTGATGGGTCGACCTCGGTGAGGGCGCCGTCCGCCACTGCTGTCGTCAGCAGGCCGGTCATCGTGCCGCCGGCGAGCGGCAGCTTGTCCACGCTGCCGGCAGTGATCGCGTCGTCGGCGTACTTCTTGGTCGCGGCGTGCAGATCCTCGGTCGGCGGCCCGGCCAGCTTCAAGAGGTTGGTGACAATCTCGACCACAGCAGCACCGCCACCGATCAGCAGCCGACCGTCAGCTGCCTTGCGGATCACATGCCCGCCGGCGCCGAACACCACCGGCTGCTCGGCGTCCATGCCCAGGGGCCCGGTCATGACGTCGCCGGCAACCGCGACCCGCGCGTCGTCGCCGGCGTCGGCGTAGGCCTTGGTCGCGGCATGCAGCGGGTCGGTCGGCGGGCCGGATAGTATCAACAGGCCGGTCATGGTGTCGCCGGCGCGATTGACCTTTGCAGCGTCGAGCGCGGCGCTTTGGCTGGTCCAGGGGCCCCAGGCGCCGGACTTCTTCTCGCGGACGTACAACAGCCCCGGCACCGCGGTGTCGGTTTCGTCGCGCGCCTCGACCACCATGTTGAGGTTGTCGGCCGCGTAGCAGATCCCGACGAAGCCATGGCCGGCGACCGGCGGCGCGGTCGCAGTAATTGCCGAATGGAACGTGCCCGACACGAACGGGAAGGTGTCGTAGTTGTCGACGATCTGTCCGGTGACCTCGCCCTTGAGCGCGATCATCGCGTCGCGCGGCGTGCTCGACGCAGTGCCACCGGCAACGATCGGTCGTGGGATGTTGAGGTCAGCCTCGACGTCGGCGACCATGGCATTGTACTTCGCGCTCTCGATCGTGGTGTCGGGAGCGCCGTCAGTGCCCGGAGGCCGGGTATAGATGTTTGAACCGTCGCGCGGCATTGTCGCCTCCTAGCGTCTGGTCGTCGGAGCGGTCGCGGCAGTGCCGCCACCAATGATGCCGCGCTCGATGAGCGATTGTACAATGCCGACGCGCCGATCGCGTGCCGGCTGCAGCTCGAGCAGCTCACGCACGAGCTGCTGCTTCTCCGCTGGATTGATCGCTGCCAGCCGCGCCGCAATCGCGTCGCGTGATTGTTCGCTGGTGCCGCGCCGGAGCGCACCATAAGCGCTCTGCGCGAGCTGCAGCGCTGCCCCGGAGAGCGAAGTCTCGGTTGGGATCCTGCCGCCGGCGGCATCGAGTTGCGCTTGGGCGGCGGCCGACGTCGCGGTCTTGGAGCCATGCACGACCTTCTGATAGACCTCGCGCTCGGCAAGCAGCCGGTCGCGGATCCGCAGCAGCTCGGCCGCACGACCAGGGCCAAACATGATGCCAAGCTTCTGAGCGTTCCAGGTATCGATGTCGCCGAGAACGCTCTTCAGCTTCTGCAGATTGCCGCCGGTTGTCCCGACCGCGCGCTCCAGCTCGTCGCGCGCCGCCTGCTGCAGGCGCAACGGCTCAGCGGATGGTCCGACATTGACGCCCTTGGGCTGCGCCGCCGTCCGCATCGTCTCAGCCAGCTCCTCCGGCCGGATCACAGTGCCCTGGTCGTTCTTGAAGATGCGGCCGCCCGCGCTCTGCGCCTGGATCGCGCGCTCCTGCGCGCCCAGCTCGGCATAGGCACTGTCGAGCTGGCGGATGCCGGGGATCCGCGCCTGCATCTCGCGCGTCAGCCGATCGTAAACCTGCCCGGCGACCCGGCGCACGTTGGGCTCGGCATTCGGGTCATCACGCATACCGCGCACGGCTTCGCGTGTCGCACCGAGCGCGCGCGGGTGCGGGTCGAGTGTCCCCGGATTGGTCGGGATGTCGAGCATGGCGCGGATCTGGCGCAGCGCCGTCTGAGCCGCGCCCCTGGTGCTGCCGATCTCGCCTTCGATCCACAGCGCCGCCGCGCTGGTGTCGACCGCGCGCGCATTGTCGTAGGCCCGCTGGTAGTGCGGGCTGAGCGCGCTCATGCGCCCGCGGATGCCTTCTTCGACGTGGCTAGGCACCGGTGCCGGGCCATACAGTCGGTCGACCTCGCCGCGCATCCTGGCAGGCACCGCGGCATCGCGGGTTCGTAGGGTGTTCTCCAGGGCGGTCTTGCCCAGCCCGCCGGCGCCGGTGTTGGACCCCATGGTGACGCCGAGCATCGACGGCCCCGCGTCGGCCGGCACGGCGGCGTAGGTGCCGGCGACGCGCCGGAGCCCCTCGGCGTCGGCCCTGGCGGCGTCGACCAGCGGCCTGGGCAGGTCGCGCACCCCAGTAAGAAACCGTTCGCCAGCGCGATAGGCGGCACCCCCCGCGCGACCGACAGTCGGCGCCGCGCCACCCAGCACACCGCCCAGCACACCGCCCATCAGGGCGCCACTGGCATAGTCCTGGGCGTTGCCGGTGTAGGTGTTGCCGGCGCCCTGCGCCGCGCCATGGCCGAAGCCCTCAGCGGCTCCGGCGAGCGTCTTCAGGGCGAGCGGCTGTCCAGCACGCATCAGCGTGACGCCGGCGCGCGCCAGCGGCACGCCAGAGGCGATGCCGCCGATCGCCTGCCCGGTCGAGGTCAGGAACGGCCCGGCGCGCTCCTCGGCTTCCTTGCTCTTCCTGACCGCGTCGTCGACCGCCTTGCTGTAGCTCGGCTGGTCACCGGTCAGCACATCGATGCCACCGCGCAGGCGGTCCATCTGGCCGTAGGTGACCGCATTGGACGCGACGCGCGCGACGTCCTCGACCGTCTGCATCGCACCCTGCGGTCGTACCGTGATGCGCGCTGTCGGCTCGCCGGGGAATGGTGCGGCCCCTTGCGGCCCGACAAAGTCAGCCCAGGGATCTTCTCGGCTCGGCACGCCGGGGATCGGCGCGCTGTCAGTCACGCCGAAGTCTGCCCAGGGATCACGTTCGGCCATTTACTGCTCCTTCCGCGGGCGCGTCGGCACGACACCGGTGCGACCATCAGGCGTTCGGATGCGCGTCCCGGCGGGCAGCGCTGCAGCCTCTTCTGGCGAGCCGACGTCCACGATCGGCTTGCGCGCCATGTAGTCGGCGTTCTGCCGGGCGAGCTGCTCCCGGATTGCCGCCATACCGCGCTCGCCGCTAGAGCGCCCCACCGCTTCTGTAAAGTCTTTGCGGCGCCGGCTCTTCTCGGCCAGTTCGTTGGCATCGTCGCCCGCCATCGGCAGGAACGCCGGCAGATTGCGCGCGGCCTCTGACGGCGAGACGGCGGCGCCTGACACATGTGTCAGGAAGCCGGCGCCCCAGTTATTGGCGGCGTTGACTGCCTGCCGATAGGCCGCGGTCGCGGTGATGTTACCGACGAACGGGATGTTGCCGCGCAGCGCCTCGGCCGGCTTGGTCAACACCTCGCCGTGGTTCAGCTCCTCCAGGCGCTTCAGGTCGCCCGCTGTTCGCGCGACGAACTCAGCCGCCTTCGCCTGCTCGACGGTGAGCGGTTTCTCCTCGGGCTGCGGCAGTCCCGGCGACACGCGATAGGGCTGCTGCGGCTGTCCCGGGCCAACGTAAGGCTGCTCGAATTGCGTACCGCCGACCGTGACACGGTGCGGCGACGTCAGCTCCTTGTGCAGCTTGTCGATTTCGAGGCTCAGGCGCAGCGCCTCGGCCGGTTGGCGGTTGGCGTCGGCCTGCGCCTTCTGGATCGCCAGCCGATCGGCGAGCTGCTTGATGTCGCGATCGGGTGCCTCGCGCACGAACTTCTCGTACTCGTCGCTTCGCTTATCGTGACGTCCGCGAACGTGCCGGTACTCTTCGTCGATGCGTTCTTGGTGCTCTTTGCGATACGCCTCCTGAACCGCGATCTGTCGCTTAGCGTGCTCCTTCACAGCGTCGCTATAGTTCGGGCTCGCCAGGACGCGCTGCCAGTACACCTGCTGCTCGGACGGCAGCAGGCGATCGGGCGGCGGCGGCCGATCGCCCGGAGGGGTCATCTCCTGGACGCTGGCGCCAGGGATTGGCTCGCGCGACGGCGGCGCGCTGGGGGCGCGCGTGATCGTATCGTTCGGCGCCGGCACTGCCGGGCCGAGAGGCTGATCGCCGGCGACCATTGCCGGCGCCTGCCGCCGACCGAGCAGCCGTTCGAACGGTGACTGCTCCCCCTCACCAGAAGCTGCCAAGATCGGTGTCGAGGACGCCGCTGCTGGGCGAGCCCCAGAGGTAGTCTGCGGGGGCATCACCCCCGCCTGCGTAGGGTTTGCCTGCGGCACCTCCTGGCCCGTAGGATCCGTATAGGCCTCGCTGGCCTCGCGTGGCGGCGGCTCACCGCCCTGTGCGACCAGGGCCGCCGCAATTGCGTTGCGGCCGGTATCGGGGGCGCCGCCGACCACCGCCGCCGGTCGCGGCGCCTGCGCCACCTGCTGAGGCGGCGGCGCCTGCGCGACCTGCACATCGCCGCCACCACCGCCACCGCGGGGCTCGTTCGGCATGCCGTAGTAGGCCTGGATCCGCGCCGCCGCCTGCTGCGGCGTCGCGTTCGGCGGCACGTTGTTGACCCGCAGGTTCTGCGGCGAGGCGTTGCCGGTGCCGGCGACCATGCGCGAGCCGGTGACGCCGCCCTGCTGATGCAGGAGCGCCATCTCGGCCGGCGTCGGGTCGCGGCCCAGGCGACTGCGGAACGCCGCGACGTTGTCGTCAGTCAGCCGGTTGGCTGCGATCGTCGAGGCGTCGAGATCCTCGCGCCGGTCGCCGCCCGGGCCCATCAGGCCGTACTGGCGGCCGGTGCCGCGGGTGAACTGGAACGGCCCGGCAGCGCCGGTGGGCGAGGTGTCGCGCGGCCCTTTCGGGGCCTCGCCGCCGACCAGGGAGCCCAGATAGGCCTGCCGGTCAGGATCCCTGACGTTGCGCTGGATCGCGTCCTGGATGTAGCCCGGCGTCGGCCGGCGATAGCCGACCTGGGCGTCGATCATGTTGTAGCCGCCATCGGAGATCCGCGGGTCGCCCCCCTGTGCGCCAGCTCCCTGCGCGAGGGTGTCGGCGATCTGCTGCCGCTGCCATTCGCGCGCCTCCGGCGACACCTGGGTGCGCCAATCCGGGTTCGATCCATCGCTGGCAAATCGGACACCGACCTGCGAACGCGCCCCGGTGGCGGGATCCTCCGAATAGCGAGGCACCGCCCTGACGCCAGGAGGGAGCTGCGGCGCGGCGCCCGTGTTGGCGTAGGCGAGCCTCGTCGGGGCCTGCAGCTCAGAGCTAGGCCCTGGCGCCGGTTCCTCTGCAGGCTCGTTCGGCAGCGCGTTCTGCTCGATCTGCTGCCTCCGCGTCTCGCCGAAGTACGGGACACCCTCGCCCTCCATTGGCGGCGGCATCATCGGCAGGCGGTCGCCCTTTTGCAGCGGCTCGCCCTCCGCCCGCTGCGGAATGCCGGCCGCCTCCGGCGCGTAGGCCGCGGGCGCGTGCTCCGGCGCGATCGGCCCCAGATGCGGCACGAAGAGGCTCGGGTCGCCCCGGGTCACGATGTTGTTCGGCCGCCCGTCGACAAACGGTGGCGGGCGATCGGTCGGGATGACCGGCTCCTCCGGCTCGTCCGCTGCCACGGCGGGCCCGCCCCCGGGCGGCTGACTGTCGGGCGGCAGCGCACTGGTTTGCCTGGGCGGCGCGAGCGCCGGCGCTACCGTCGCCGGCCGGGCGCCAGGAGGCTGGCCTGAGACATAGCCCGGGCCGCCGGGCGCGTTGCCGACAACGCCCTGGTCGCGCAGCTGCTGTGCCTTCTCCGCTTGCGCGAGCCGCCAGTTGAGGCCGGCTTCGCCAATGCTCTCACCGAGATAGGTCAGACCCTCGCCAATGTTCTTGGGGAAGCCCTTCTGGCGCGCGGCCAGCGCCGCGGCGATCGCGCGTCGCTTCTTCAGCTCCTCGTAGGTCAGGTTGGTGTTGCCGCCGAAGATGAAACTCAGCGGGGCAAGGCCTGCACCTTCGTCAACGCCTTCTGATCTCGCCATGTCATGCCGCCCTCAGGATGGAGCCCATCACTCGACCTTCATCGATGTACTTGATGCCGCGTCGCGTCTTGACGGCGCCGCGATCGATCTTCTCGACGTCCTGCGCCATCGGGCCGACGTGACGCTCGTCTGCAGGATCGTCCTTGTAGCTGTACTCGTAGATCGGCAGCTTCTTCTTGTCGCCGCTGTCGGGATCTGTCGCAAACACAGTGCCGACGCGATCGATGTCGTCCTTCATGCGCTCGTCCGACATCTTCATCATGCCGCCCATCATGCCCATGATGCCGCCCATCATCGCGTTGTAGTTCGCGCTCTCCTGCTTGTAGATGTCCATGTCTTGCGAGAAGCGCGTGTTGATCAATCCCGCAACGTCAGTCGTCGGGATCTGATTGTTCGGCGTGTTGACGAAGTTCGGGTTGTTGATCTGCGATCCCGACAGCAGCGCGCTGATCTCGTTGATCGGTTGATTGCGCAATGCATACTGCTCGGACATGTACTGATTGCGCGCCATGTTCTGCGCGTTGAACCGCGACTGCGCCTGCGCGACCTGCTGCGCCAGCCCAGCGTTGGCGAACTCGCCGCGCGCCGCCTCCTGCATGAATTGATCGCGCTGCGCTTGGTTCTCGAACTGACCGGACTGCAGCATCTCCTGGAATTGCTGCTTCTGCGCTTCGTTGGCGAACTGACCGCGACCGAACTGCTGCGTGTACTCCTGCTGCTGCGCGGCGTTCTCGAACCCGGCACGCTGCGCAGCCATGTCCATCATGCGCTGCTGCTCTTGCCCGCCGGCAGCGGTCACGCCCAGGCGAAGATCATTGGCTTGGCGATTGTAGTCGTCCATCGCCGCGGTGTAGGCGGCGCTGCCGTAGCGGATGCCCTGGTCGGCGAGCCGCTGCTCGATGTTGCCGCGCTCGCGCGAGAGCTGCGGGTTCAGTCGACCGTACAACGCCTCCTCGACGCGGCCGCGGTCCTTGCTGAAGTCGTCCTGCGGCCCGTAGCTCTTGGTGATCGCGCCGGCGTCGCCGAACGTGGTCTGCTGCTGGCCGTAGTCGCCGAGCGCAAGCTTCTGCTTGCCGGCCTCGTCGAACGTCGTCTGCGGCGCCAGGATGTTGCCGATCCAATTGCTGTCGCCGGCACTCGGCGCGTCCCCGAGATTGATCTCATTCGACAGCAGGTTCGACAAACGCTCGGACTGAGTGTTTGCCATGCCGGCCATGTTGTACTTGGCCGCATCGGTCTGCGCTTTGAGCGCCTGCTGCTGCTCGCTCAGCGTCTGCGTTGCCGTGAACGTCGGGATGTTGACCGCGAGCCCGGTATAGGGATCGTTCCAGGTGTAGCTGCCGGTCGTGTCGTAGCGCAGCGACCCATCGGGCGTGATCTGGTTGACGTTGCCCAGGAACGAGTTGGCGATCGACGTGCCGACGTTGGTCGACGTCGAAGCGCGCGCGGTTTCGACCGGGCTCGGCGGCTGCGGTGCTGACGGCTTACCCATGCTTCACCCTCAGTAGGTCGGCCCGCCGCCACCAATCGCGGGAGGCTGCATCATGTTCGGCGTCTGCGGCTGTGGTCCCTGCCCCAGGATCGGCGGCGCCCCGAAGTTCGGCCCGCCCGGCACCATGCCGCCCGGCTGCATCGGCTGCGTCATCGACTGCGGCATCAGCCCAGGCGTCGGCGCAATGCCGGCACCCGGCGTCTGCGGCGCCATGCCCGGAGCTGCTCCTGGCTGCTGCACGCCAGGAGGCTGCATGCCACCCGGCGCCGGGATGCTCGGGCTCTGCTGCGGCATCGCCGAGCGCGGCGGCGGGTTCTGGATGTTCATCAGCGCCTGCGTGATCGCGTTGCGCTGGTCATTGGTCGCTTGCGGCAAGTATTGCTGGGCCAGACTTTGCAGATCCATCACGCAGCCTCCTCGACGTCGATCGGCGCATCAACGAGATGATGCTTCAGCCGCTTGTTGAACTTGTTCGCTGCCCAGTCCTCGACGGTCAGCGTGGCGATCACGCCATCGCGCTCGCGGCCAAACAGCCTGGGAAACAGCATGAAGTTGTAACCGTAGACCGCGAGCTGGCGCAGCAGCCGCTCGTTCTCGGCCGGGATCCGCATTGCCACCATCTGGCAGCCGCACTGGTGGAACGGATACTGGTGCATGCGCCCGACCATGCCGCGCTGCAGCCAGTGCGCCGTCGTCGCGGCGCCGCTCATCTCGATGATCTCGGCCTCGGGATCGTAGTTGTGATAGACCATGCCGGCGATCAGGCGGTCCTGCTCGTCGATCACGCCGATCGTCCTGCACTCCCCGAAGCCGCGCCGGCAATGCGGGATCAGGCTCGCGACGAACTGCGAGATCAGGGCGTCATAGCCATAGACGTAACGCAGCGTCACGGCATCCACCATGCCTTGGTTTCGGGTTTGTATGCCGCCTCTGCGGCTTGGTTCTCCTGGATGCGCTGCGCGATCGCGTTGCGCCGGCCCTCGACGTCGTACGGCCCGCCCTGGCTGAGCGAGATCAGCGCCAGCGGGTCGACCTGCCCGCGGTCGTCGCCATAGCGCAGCTTGTCGGGGATCCTGCCGGCGCCATAGACGTCAGTGCCGTAGCGACTGGTCTTCTGCGGCGGCTGCCACTGGTTCGGCATGCGCAGCGCGTCGACATCGCTGTAACTCACCGGGTTGTTCTGCGCGTGCCACGCCGACACCGCCTGCTCGCTCGGCGCGTAGCCCTTGATGTAGGCCGGTGCAAACAGGCCGTTGAGTGAGCCCTCGGGGTTATAGTTGGCGAACATGTCGCCCATCGGCTGCTCGGCCGGGGCGGCAGCCGCTGCCGCTGCGGCGGCTGCCGGTGCTGCGATTGGCAGTGCCATAGCTTCGCTCCCTATACGTTGATGCCGCCCGGCTCGAACGTGGCGGCGATCGCGATCAATTCCACACTCGGCTTAACCTGCTGCGCCACCGTCACCTGGACGATCGGCGCATGCACAAACCCGCTCTTGCCGATCGACACCCAACCGGTGCTGCGCACAGCTGGCGCAGCGACAGCGGTCGGCTGATCCCATCGCGCGTCATCCCACAGGCCCTGATCCCACACCTCCTGCAGGCCAGGATCCGCGCCCGCCTGCGGCGGAGGCGGCAGTTTGAGAACGAAGTCAGTCGCAGCGGACAGCTGCGGCTTGAACGGCTCGCGCCCGGTCGCAGAGAACGAGGCGCGCGCCTGCAGCCATGTTGTCGTCGCCGGCTGTGATCGCAGCGCGCCCCAGCCCCCGACCAGGGTCGCAACGTAGGGGATCTTAGCATGATTGCCGTCGTCGTAGCCGGTGCGGTCGGCCGCCATCACGATGCCGGACTGGGTGCCGAAGTACAGCTCACCGCGCAGCTTGATCCAGCACGTCGCGTCCCATCCGACGAAGCGTGCCCAGGCGCCGGTCGCGAGATTGATGACCGCGCACAGCCGCTTGCCGGCGACACCATACGGCCATGTCACGAACATGCCGCCGTACTCGTCCCACTTCTCCATCGTCCAGGGATGCTCGCGCTTCTCCATCACCTCGGCGCGCCACATCGGCTTGATCGGGCGCGAGATCGCGGCCAACTCGAGTTGGATCTTGTCCTTGGTGATCGCGCCCGACACCGGCACGAGGCCGTCGACCGTCGCGATCAGCAGGTCGCCGCCGGTCGGGTGGTGAGCGTTCATGCCGAGCGGCGCCGAGATCTCGAACCGACCCTCCTGGCGCCAGTTCGCGGGATCCGCCGGGTTGCTGCCAGTAAACACAAGCAGCTCTCCCTCCGTGGTCGCCACGACCATCTTGTCGTCGACACCATCTCCAGCGTCGAGTGACCAAGTGGTGCCGAACAGCAGCCGACCGCCTTTGGTCGCGGCGCCCGACAGCGGCACCAGCGACAGCGCGCCCTGCACCGCGTTGAGCGGCAGGTACCAGACGTTCATCGAGCCGCCCTCGATGAAGAACAGGCGGTTGCGATACTTCCAGACGTAGACGAGATTGCCGCCGGCCTCGACCGTGCTGCCGAGCGGGCCGGTGATCTCGCCGGCGTCGAGCGTCTCCCAGGCCGCACCGTTGTAGCGCAGCGGGGCGTCGCCGGCGTCGTTGACCGCGATCAGATAGTCGCCGCTCGCGTTGGCGAGCTGCGAGGCCGCATAGTTGCCTGACGTCTGGCCGGCCTTGACCAGGATCGGCCCGCCGAACGTGACGTCGAACAGCTTGGTCTGCTGCGCGGCGAACATGTGCTGGTTGTTGCCGCTGTTATACTCGAACGACGAGATCACCGGCAGGCGCAGCGGGCTCGGCACCGGCGGCACCGGCTCGTCGAGCGCATGCAGGTCACAGTGCCGGATGTAGCCGCCGCGCAGCTTCACGCCGCGCATGGTCGACACCCAGTTATCCTGGACGATCGCCCCGCCCGGCTGCATGAACGCCTCGTTCTCGTGCAGGCAGATCCCGCGCGTCGGCGCCGGCAACAGCGTCGGCTGCAGCCGCTGCATCGCCTGCTGCGGGACCGGAGCACGTCGGCCGTACTGATGAATGCTCATTGCAAACACACCGCGAGGAAGGCGGCGCTGCCGCCGGATATCGATCCCGAACAGTTCACGCCAATGTTCAACGGGTTCTGTCCGCTGTCGAACTTCTGTGACGCAACTGTCGCGCCATAGCCGGTCACCCGCGCCCCGTTGCTGTTTTGGGTCAGCCCAGACCAAGTGAAAGTTCGCGCGCCACCCCAGTACCCGCAGCGCGTCGCAACGACGATGCCACCACCTGCAGGAACGACAATGCCGCTATTCGAATAGTTCTGCGTCGTGTGGTTCGTCACCCCCTCACTGTCCACCATCACAGGCAGTGTTCCTTGGTCGATCCTATAGCAATCGATTGCCCAGCCACCGAGCGATTGCGCGGCCGCTGTTGACACAACAACATTGCCGACGCTGCCGCTCGGGACCGTCGCCAGAAACGCAGCCGCCTTTTCAGCGTTGGCGAGGTGGTGTTTGATGAGCGTGGCCGAGACGCCAAGAATGGTGCAGGTCGTGATTGGGTCGCTATTGAAGTACGACATAGAGGCGATAACCAGAACGTGCCGGTTGGCTGATGCCGCACCAAAGTCGAAGCTTCTTGTGATTGTGGCATTTGCACTGGCAGTGGTGTCTCTCGCATTGCCAATATACGTCAGCGCCAGCGCGGGCGTGACAGAGCGAAACAGTGGCGGCGGGACCAGCAGCATCAGACCACCTTCAGAATTGTGAGACACGAGAAGTCAGCGGTGACGATGCACGAACACAAGAACTTCGACGTCGTCGTCGTGTCGAACGCGCCATCGACCTTAGTCCAGCCCGACGTCGTGATCGCGCCCGCGCCGGATGCGTTGATGACCGTCAGCGTGTACTGACCCGTGTTCGAGCCGGGCGCGATCGTACCGGCGCCGTTGTTGGTGATCTTCTGGATCGGGCGATCGCCGGGGTCGGGCGTGATCGTGACGCCCGACAGGTTGCCAAGGTCTTTCGGCGTGATGCGCGCGCCGCCGGTGATGGTCTGATCCTCGACAGCAGCGGCCAGCTTACCGCCAGCCAACGCATCGACGTACTCCTTGCTGGTCGCGTGGTTGGCATAGACCGGGACTTTGTCCAGCAGATAGACCGGGTGGGTGAAGGCAAACGACACGGTGTCGAAGAGGATGTAGCTCGACCCGGTGTTACCGAACTGGATCAGCCCCTGCGCTGGCTGGCTGAGATGGGACCGCTTGACCCACAGGTCGTTGCTAATATCGACAACGCCGGACGAGAACGCTCCGCTGATGTTCAGCGGCCCGCCCCACAGCGTGTAGGCGGAGCCGTCGTAGTAAAGGTAGTTGTCGCCTGATCCGAAGTAATAGATACCGACCGCCGACCCAGCACGCACCACGCCATTCACGGTCAGGTTGCCGGTGATGATGCCGCCAGCCGTGTCGAGCTTCGTCGTGTCGCTCGGGTGGCGGTGGTCGCCGCGCGTGTAAGCGGTCGACGACCCCGCGGCCGCGGCGCCGTCCATCAACGGCGCGGCGTCGCTCGGGGTCTGCGGCGCACCGGCCGGGCCCTGGATGCCTTGCGGGCCCTGAATACCCTGCGGACCAGGGTCACCCTGCGGGCCCTGTGGGCCCTGCGAGCCGGTTGCGCCCGTGGCGCCCGCGGGGCCTGTCGGACCAGCTGGCCCAGGCACGGTGCTGTCGGCGCCGGCCGGGCCAGGGTCGCCCTGCGGGCCAGCCGGGCCTGCTGGTCCCGGCACGGTGCTGTCGGCGCCCGTGGGCCCCGGATCGCCTTGCGGGCCGGGCGGGCCTGCGGGCCCGGGGACGTCGCTGACGCCCGGGACGCCCTGCGGCCCGGCAGGGCCGGCCGGGCCTGCGGGCCCTGCGGGCCCTGGGACATTGCTGACCCCAGGCACGCCCTGCGGCCCTGGCGGGCCTGCGGGCCCTGGTGCGCCATTGGGCCCAGGCGGCCCCGGCAAGCCGGAAGAGCCGGGCGGCCCGGCGGGGCCCATCGGCCCCTCCAGGGCGACGCTGAAGGCAGCTGTGCCCGGCGGGGCGCGGCCGTCGTTAGTAAAGGGCATTGCCCCCTCCAAACACCGGCCGATCGACCAGGATAGGAGCGGGGCTGTCGGCGCCGGAGGCGACGTTCAGGGCATCACCGTAGGTGCCCATGTCCTCGGCGTACGCCGAACCCTTCTGGGCCTTCCATTGCCAGATCATGCCGAGCCTGAGCACACGCTCGCTGAGCACGAAACTGTCGTCGTCGGCCAGGAACGAGCTGCCGAAGCCGCCGGCCGCCAGCTTGATGCAGTTGCGGTGCAGGTAGGCGAACATCGCCTCCTGGCCGACCAGCATGATCGGGCGGATCACCATCTGGCCGTTGAGCAGGGTCCACTCGCCGCGACCTTCGACCGTGTTGCTGATGCGCCGCTTCACCCACTCATCGGGATTGGCGATGAACCGCATCGGGCTCTGGGTGTAGGACGAGTGCCAGACGTTGGATGACAGCAGCATGCGCTGGTAGTCGGCCGGCAGATCGAACTCGCCGGTGCCGGTCACGAAGCCGTCGACACCCAGCACGCCAGTGCCGGCGAAGATGTGGGTCTTGCGCAAGCGCGTCCACTCGCGCGTATCGAAGGCAATGCGCTGTGCCATCTCGTTGGCGAGCGCGACCATCTCCTGCATGGTGCGGTTGGCGGAGATGCTCGTGAAGACGCTGGTCGGCAATTCGACGCCGACGACCGCGCAGACATCTCGCACCACCGTCAACAGCGACATCAGGCTGCCTTGGTTTTCTCCGGTCGAGCATCCATCGCCATGCGCAGCAGCGTCTTGCGGTTCAGGTTGCCCTGCGGCGCATGACCGGTGTGCGTGGTGACGTACTCGCGGATCTGATCGGTTGTCATGTCGTCGAATTGGCTCTCGCCGGAGGCAACAGCGAGCGTGCGTTGTTTGAGCGCATCGTTGTCGTCGATCAGCGTCTGATTGACGGCGCGCAGCGCCTCCAGCTCGGCCTGCAGCTGCGTGCTCGGCGCGTGCGCCTCGCCGGCCTTGATGTATTCGATCGCCGCGTTCTTCATCTCGCGGCCGCCGTGGCCCAGGTTCTTCAGCTCTTGGCCGTCGACTGCGGCGAGCGCCTCGACGGTGTAGATGTTGAGCGCGCGCAGCTCGGCGCGGCGCCCCTCGGTCAGAAACTGCGCAAACGCCAGCGGTGTACCGCTCTTGGTCTGCGCGGCGTGCGCCTTGAATTGCTGATACTGCCGAGAGAACCGCTCGGCGTAAGACACCTTGATCTGCTCGCCGGTGTGCGGATTGACCGCCCAGTGCGAAAACGCTGCCGCCGGGAATACGCTCACTGAGCGCGAGCCGGCGAACCGGATCTCGACAACCTCGACGTCGTCGTAAATCGGCCGACCAGCGGCCGCTGACTTGGCGGCGTTCGGCATGGCGTGGTCCTTGAACAGCGCGACCAGCGAAGCGTCGGGATCTCGTGGATCGATAGACATAAGGTTCTCCGTCTGAGGGAGTGGGGTTTGCGAGGTTGAGGCCGCCACCTGCACGGGGAAGGCTTGCGCCCGTGGCGGCCCCAGTCCTGGGGAGGGGATGGTTGTTCACCCCCAGGGTCGTTGGTGATCAGGTCGCCGGGTTGCTGTCGTAGAGCCGCCAGTTGAACATCGGGTTGGTCATCGTCAGCTCGCCCATCCAGCCGATAAACTGAGCGATCGCATCCTTGTCGATCGGCATCTGGCCTTCGCCGTCGAACACCTTGTCGAAGTTACGCTGCGGGTGATAGCGCAGCCGGAAGCTATCGGTGTTGAGGCCGAACGAGGTGTTGGCCGGCATGTTGGAGCCAATGCCGCCGTCGAGCACGATCTCAGCCCGCTTGCCGCCGCCAATGTATTCGAGCGCCGAGAAGCCAAGCTTACCGAGCGACGTCTCGTTGGTCTGACGCTGGATCGCGATCGTCGCCGCGTCGTACGCCGCGTAGTGCTCAGGCGACATGATGATCAGGTCGGCGTAGTCACGACCGCGCGATTGCTTGGTCATGATCGAGCTGATCAGCGGGCGGACGGTGTCCTTGGTGACCTGCGTGCCGATCGCCGGGTTCACGGTCTGGGCGTCGTAGGTCTTGGTCTGCCAGATCACCGCGGTCGCGCGATCGATGCCGCCGTAGACGCCGCTGTTGACCACGATCGGCACGGCGGTCGCGAGGCCGGTGAGCTGCTTGCCGCCGTTGGCGGTACCGTCGCCATACAACGCGGCATCCATGGTGTCTTCCAGGGAACGCTCGGCGGCGTCGATGTAGTTGTCGTAGACATCCATCAGCTGGTTGTCGCCCTCGTTGTTCAGGATCTCCTGCATCGAGAGGATGACCGGCACGACCACCATCTTGGGGTCGTAGTAGGCGTCGTTGAACAGATCGATCGCCGGATTGAGCAGCTCGTCGAAGCCCGAGTACCACTGGGCGACTTGCTTGCCGACCTGGAGCGTCTCGCGGATCCGTGGACCGGAATAGGTCTTCCACATCCCCTTGCGGCGCAGGACGGCGAGCAGCGCGTTGTTGTTCGAGACGAGATCCTGGTAGCTCGCTGAGCGCTCTTCCAGCGCCATCGACAGCACCTGCTGATAGGCAGCGGCTGAAGCAATGTTTGGCATTGTGGTGTCCCCACGTTGAACGGTTTCAGAGCGAGCCGTTGACGCGCTTCATCGCGCTGGCAATGGCGTCGCGGCGGCTGACCTGCTTCGCCGGCTTCTTGCTGGACGTCCCGTTTGAGGGGCCTGCGTCCGGCGCGCCAGAGATGCTTCGATCAGAGGGTCGGGTCTGAGCCGTTGGGGTGCGCGTCTGAGGCGCTGGGTCCGGTGCGAGCATTTCGGCACGCCGGTAGGCCGTTTCCAAATCAAAGCCGAAGTCCAGCTCCTGCTTGATCAGATGCGAGATCTCGTCGAACCGCGGGTGGCTGTCGGCGAACCGGTCAACCTCCGAACGGGTGTACGAGAACTGCTTTTCATACTGCATCTGCTGGACGCTCTGCGCAAGGGTCGCAACGGTCTGATGCAGCTGCCCGATCTGGTTCGACTGGGCGGATTGAGCGTTCTGGGTCTGCAGCGCCTTGTGCTGATCAGGGGTCTGCGACAGCACATGGTAGGCGATGTCGCGCAGCCCCAGCCGGCTGCCGTCAGGCGCCTTCAAGTTGAGATTGTTGACGATGATGTCGAGCCCGCCGACCACGTCGGTGCGCAGCTTCTGCTCCATCGAGACGTAATTGTTGAGCGCCCTGTCGAGCGTCGTGCCATGCGACGCCGCCAGCTCGTGGTACGGGCGGATCGTGTTCATGACGTCGTGGTCGCCCTTGTAGCGGGCGTAGGCGTTGGAGAACTCTTGGTGCATGCGATGCACCTCGCCGCGCACGCTCTCCGGGGCGCTCGCCCACTCGGCCTTGGCGTGGTCCTTCATCCGCTGCGGCGGATCCCGGTAGGGCGCGCCCTCGGGGAGCTGCGGCGCCGGCCCCCGAGCCTGCTGCCCGGGCTGTCCTGGCTGCTGCTGCTGGCCCGGCGCCTGCGCCGGATCCTGCTGCTGACGCGGCGCGAACCGGCCGCGGTCGCGCGGCTGATCGTTCGGCGGCCGGCGCAGGTCAATGCCGGCCTCGCCCTCATCGCCGCCCCTATCCTTAGGTTTAGCCCGCTCAACCTTTGTATCCTCGGGCGGCTGGTTATGACCCATTCCCGGCTTTGCTGGGCCCGGCTTGGGCGCATTGGGATCCTTGGAGCGCTCAAACGCCCGCTGGATCGCCTCCCGCCGCGTGCCTTCCGGCTTGGGTGGTGCCTGGGAGCCGACCGGTGCCGGTGCCGCGACCGGGTTCGGATTGATCACGGCCTCGTTGGCCGGGGCCGCTGGAGCTGGGGCGGGCGCAGAGGTAGGCGGAGGCGCGCTGCCAACGTCGGACATGGTATCCCCTTATGTGTTTCCGGTCAGCGTGACCGGACTTTATGGATCGCTTTCCTAATCGCCTGCTGCCGCGCGTCGGCCTGCGTGCGCGAGGCGCGCGGCTTGGGCTTTGGCTTCTCGTTGCCGACCTCGGTCAGCCCGAGCGCGCGTCCAGTCGCGCGGAACGCGGCCTTGCTAGTGTAGAACCGCCCGTCGACCTGCTCGGTCGGCGGCATCTCGTCCGAGATGACGTGCGGCATCGGCAGCTTTGACCTAGCGGGCGGCGCCTCGTTTGGATCGCGCGTTGACCAGCGGTTTGGCCCCACCTTGTAGATCGGCATTTAATCCGCCCGGTATTTGCAGCCAGCGGACATGCCGGTCGCACCCGGCATGCCCGCCAACCTCCCCCCGACTACTTCTTGCGCTTGGGTGCCTTAGCCGGCTTCTTGGGTCGGGCCTTGGCAGTCGCGGCTCGAGCCGGCTCAACGAACTCGAACATCAGCGGCTCGCTCTCGCCGGCCGCGTTCTTGACCGTCACCGGAAACTCCCCGGCGACCGTTGCCAGCGACGGCTTGACGATCGTCGTCAGCGTCGTGTCGCTGACGTAGGTCGTCGGTTCGTCGCCACCGTTGAACGTGATCACGCTGTCGGCCGTGAAGCCCTCGCCGGTGCAGGTCAGCGTCAGATCGGCGTCGCCGATCGTGGCGATATCCGGGTCGAGGTCGAGCAGGTCGGGCAGCTCCGTCTCGCCCTCACCGCCCGGTGCCGGCGGCCCGCCAGGACCGCCAGGATTGAGCGAGCCGACCGTTGAGCCCTCCGGCTCGTTGATGCTGGCGAGCGAGCCACTGCCATGTGGCGTCTCGCCCGGTGATGTCTCCTGCTGCGTCGGAGCCTCGACGCCGCCGCCCACGCCTTCCATGCCGAGCGTGTTGGGGTCGACGATCGGGCCCTGTCCCGGCTCCGCGCTCGGGATGTTCGGGTTGATGTTGTCGCGCGTGATCTGCCCGCGGCTGATCTCCGGCGGCAACCTGTCCTCCGGCCGAGTGCGTTCGATGAAGTCGTGCGGCCGATCGACCAGCAGCTGGCGCCGCTTGTCGTCGTTCTCCTCCCGCACCGGCGCCGGCTGCTGAGCTGGCTGGCCGGCGCGCTCCTGCCGCCGAGCTGGCGGGGCTGGGTCTTCCGTCTTGTCGGGTTTCATGAGGGCCATGGTGGTGCCTCCTTGTGCAAAGCGATCAGGTGAAGGTCCAGGTCTGCGGCGCGGTTGTCACGACGCCACCGGTGATGACCACGACCGGCCACGGGCCCGCCGTCGTCTTCTTGGTAACGCTCGGCGCGGTCAATGAGGTCGCCGAGTTGAACGTCGTGGTCTGCGGCACGCCATTGACGTGGATGACGCTCTGCTTGGTGAAGTTCGTGCCGGTGACGCTCAGCGTCGTGGTGCCGACACCGGACGCGCTCGATCCTGGGGTGATGCCCGACAACGCCGCATTGGTCGCCGGTGACAGGCTCGATGCATGATCGCGGTTCGGGTTGTTGGTGTAGGCGCCGAGCACAGAGACGGCCACTGTCGGCGCCTCCGGCCGGGATCCTGGCGCAGTCACCACCACCTCGGTGCCGGCAGCCTCGTGCGGCACGCTGGTCGAGGCCGGCACGGCGCCGCCCAGGTTAGGGTTCGGCGGCGTCACACCGCCAGCACCAGGGTAGGTGCCCTCGGTGCCGCCCGCGGTCGCGCCGGAGCCGCTCGCGAGCGCTGCCTTGTTGGTGGCGAACGCAGTGAGTGGACCAGCAGCACCGTCGTCGTAATAGGGCGGCGGCGATGTCGGCGTACCGACGCCCCAGTTCTTGGGATCGTTGTAGGTGTTCTTCGTGAAGTTGGGCGGGTTCGGCGGCGTTGCGCCGACGCTGACCATGTTGGTCGGCGGCGTCGGGTTCGGCGGGGTAACGGTCAGTGCGCTCTGGGCCATGGTCGTGCTCCTTCTACGGTTCAATAGTTGTCCTGGTCGGCGATCGAGCCCATGACACCGGGCGCGACAGCGGCAGCGCCGCCAATGCCCAGTAACGCGCGTCGGCCGGTAAAGGCGTCATGCAGTGCCTGTTCCGGGGTTATGCCGTACACCTGTGCGGTGACCTGTGCGCGACGGTTCAGTGCCTCCAGCAGCGGTGCCGGGTAAGACTTCAGCCCAGTATATTCGCCGCCGCCGACCCAGGTCGCAGCCTGCTGCGGCGCCTGTGAGGTCTTAGCGCGATCGGCGGCTCGGTGCCCAACGCTTTCGAGGTACGAATACTCGCCCGGCAGCAGGCTGGAGTTCTCGCCGAACGCCGTCTTGGCGTAGGGCATGCCGACCATGTTGCGGATGTCGTGGGTGTCGACCGTGCGCGGCAGCCAGTTGCCGGACAGGTTGGTGCGGTACGAGATCGGCTTGGGATTGGCGACCGGGTCGTAGCTGTGGGTCATGTACTCCTGCACGCGATCGGCGTGCTGGATCTGGCTCTTCGCGCCGTAGCCGGCGGGCGGGCCACCCGCCATGGTCTGCACCGTCTTGCCGGTCTGCGGATCGGGGATAGCGATCACTTTCGGCAACGGCTTTCCCTGCAAGACCTGCTGCAGGTACCACGTCGACGAGCGGATGTTGTTGTCGATCGGGTTGAGCATCGACGTCCCGGCGAGGCTGTCGAGCCACGCCTCGAACACCTGCGGTCCCTTCCGCGGCCCGTGGATCGAGATCATCATGTCGCGCGCCTGCATCAGATTATACCAGCCCCAGTTTGCCTCTGGCGCGTCGTTCGCGGCGCGCTCCAGTCGCTGGATGCCGCCGCGCGACACCGGCTCGAGCCGCTCGGTTTGCTTTGGCGGCACGCGCGGCAGATAGAACTGCGGTACATCTGGCGTCTGCTTCAGCGTTTGCGGTGACACATCGAACAGCGAGCTGGGCGAGCGGCCCGCCTCGGTCGCCTCGTCGAATGCCTGCTCGGCGCGGGTGATCTCTTTCTTGATCGGCTTGAACGCTGCCAGTCCAGGCGCAGCGACCTCCTGCGACGGCAGCATCAGACCGGGCGGCAG